GAAGAACCGGATTAACCGCGCCATCCTCGTCATCCGCCATGCCCGCGCAATGTGGCGGGCGCTGACGAACCCGAAGAATGAGCGGAAGGGGGATTGGCGGGGAGAATCCTCGTTGGGCCTGTTATGGCTGACGCGGAAGGAATACGACGAACTCTTTGCGGCTTGTTGGGAATTTGAGTGCGGGACAGTGCCCGCGCAGAGGGTGGAGGAGGAGGCCGCAGATTTGAGCGTGTTTGCGGCGATGATAGCGGATAACGCAAGACAAAAGGAGAAATGATTATGAGGGGAACGAAAGCCAAGGCACTGAGGAGAAGCATCTACAACGGGAAATCGACCAGAGCGAAGACCTATCAGCCGGGACACGAACCGCAGCCGTACACCAACATGCGGAAAACCGCGATGGGTACGTGGGTAGGCACGCCCAACCCCACTTGCATCTGCACCGGACTCCGGCGCGCATATCAGGACGCTAAAACGAGATAAATAAAAGCCTCTGCCGCAAACAGAGGCTCAAACAGCAGACAGGGGAAAGTATGCCACGAGTTGTGAAGGAGTGCAAGAGCTACGAGATACATTGCGAGTGCGGGGCAGAGATGGTTGTCATAGTTACCTGCTCCCCACAGTTCAAAGACATGGTAATAGGATGCCCGTTCTGCGGAGCCGTGGCCGATGCCTAACACCATCACCATCGGCACCATCGAGATATCAGCCATCAACCGCCGCCTCTGGCTATACGACCGCGCCGCAGGATTCGGGCGATTCGTGGAACTGGCAGAGGTCAGGCGAATATTGGAGGGGAAGTGAGCGACAGCATCAAATACCACAGGGATATAGTGCAGGGTTCCGACGAGTGGCTTGAAATCAGGAGGGGCATCTTAACCGCTTCCGAAATGAAGCACATCATCACGCCCTCACTCAAGACCGCCGACAACGACAAATGCCGCGCCCACGTTTGGGAAATAACTGCACAGCGCATCACCGGTCACGTCGAGCCGAGCTACATCAGCGATGACATGTTACGCGGTATGGATGACGAGCAAGAAGCCCGCGACCTCTACGCAAAGCATTACGCGCCGGTCGAGGAGGTCGGATTTATCACGTCCGACCGTTTCGGCTTCACCATTGGCTATTCGCCGGATGGCGTTTGTGGCGATGACGGGCTGATTGAAATCAAGTCCAGAAGGCAGAAGTTTCAGATCCAGACGCTTGTGGAAAACGTGCCGGCTGATTCCATTCCCGCCGATTACCTGATCCAGTGCCAAACGGGTCTTTTGGTGACTGGGCGAAAATGGCTCGATTTTATCAGCTACAGCGGCGGGCTCGAAATGGCGGTGATTCGCGTCTATCCGATACCGGCAGTTCAGGACGCAATCATCGCAGCGGCAACGGCGTTTGAGGCGAAGGTGCAAGAGAAGGTTGATGCCTATCACGCCGTCAAGAAGACAAAGGCGCGACTCATCCCGACCGAGCGCAGGGTTGAGCAGGAAATCATGCTGAGTTATGGAGACTGACAATGAAGCGCATCAAGAAATGGCGTTACTACTGCGAGTTTTGCAAGAAGTCAGGCGCGTCGGCTTACCACATCCAGAGGCACGAAGCCCATTGTACTGCCAACCCTAACAGGTCGTGCGGCTTTTGTGCAGCGCAAGGCAATACACCCCATCCCACCGCCGCACTGGTAACAGCCCTTGGCGCAGGGGATAAGTCGGGCATGGATTGGCTCGCGGAGTTCTGCGAGGGCTGTCCCGCTTGTATCCTGACAGCGATAAGGGCTGCAGGCTTCAAAATGGAACACCCTGATTGCGACCTCGAAGGCTACTTCATTGGCCAGCCGGAATATCCGGCATGGTACGAATGGAATTTCAAAGAGGCCAAGAAAGAGTTCTGGTCTAACCATAGAGACGCAAATCCATACGGCTTTTAAAGGAGGTCATCATGACCGACATCAGCGCAACAACCGCCCCCAAGAGCGATCAGGCCAACTATGATGATTTTATCGGGGGGAAAACGCTCACGATAAAAGTCACCAAAGTCAGCGTACTAGTCGCAGGGGATCAACCTGTTTCCATTCACTATGAAGGCGACAACGGGAAGCCGTACAAGCCAAACAAGAGCATGAGGCGTGTTTTAGTGCAAGTATGGGGCAAGGACGGCAACGCATACATAGGCCGATCTATGACCCTCTACGGCGACCCTACCGTGCAATTCGGCGGCATGGCAGTAGGCGGGATTCGCATCAGCCACATGTCGCACATTGACGCGCCGGTCACAATGGCGTTGACGACAACCAGGGCGAAGAGAACGCCCTTCACCGTTAAGCCGCTCATCCTAACCGGAGCCCCCGCCCGAATCACCCGCGACCAGCAAAAGGCAATCGTGGCGGCAATGGGCGATGAAGTCAAACCGGCTGACTTGCTGGCACATTTCAAGGTCAAGACTTCGGGCGAGATATTGGCCGAACAGTTTGACGCGGTGATGAAGTGGGTAACGGAGCAGAAGAAGCCCGTTTGCCCCGAATGCCAACAGGCTGACGGACACAGCGAGTCTTGCCCGTTTGCTGAGCCGCCCGCATGAGGATGACTGAGGAGCAATACGCCGCACTCCTCGGCAAGCGGGCGGAACAGTCGCCGAAGCCGTCAAAGTACCGCAACAAGAAAGTCACGACCGACGAGGGCACGTTTGACAGCAAGCACGAATACGCCGTGTGGTGTCGCCGAAAGATGGAACAGGCTGCGGGCGTCATATCGGGCCTGCAGCGGCAAGTAAGTTACAAGCTGATACCTTCGGCCAACCTCGACGGTCGGAAGCTGCCAGCGGTGCGCTACGTGGCTGATTTCGTCTACCTGCGCGATGGGGAGACGGTGGTGGAGGATGCGAAGGGTATGGAGTCGCTGCCGGATTACAAAATCAAGCGGCGGCTGATGTGGTGGCTGCATGGGATCAGGGTGATAGAGACGAGGAAATAGCCAAGGAGGAAACAGTGAGAAAGATGAAACGCAAAGGCCGCGCAATGGTTGGCCCTGCATTTTCGGTGAGGGTGGGAAACAACGAGTATGTGATAGCAGGCCCTTCGACGGGTGCGGTCTGCGAAATATGGGCTCGACTCTTCCCTAGCATCCCGTTCACCATGGGTATGTGCAAAGACGTTGAAATCTCCGAAGTGACGGACGAACATAAATAGCTACCAGGGGCCAACACCTCTCGCCGTCGTTGCGGCCCCTGCTACAACCGCCCTTTGGAGATTGTCTCCACTGGGCGGTAAGTTCTTAATATCTCTTGCACTAATTACGGTTTTTGTATATAGTGCGCAGAAGCCGTAACTAACGCAAAGGAGATATGCATGGTCAAAGAGCGCAAGAAGACGAAGCAGGGGTATCTCAGATACGAGAAAGACAGTACTGGGCGGTTGAGGATGCAGCATAACATTGTGTGGGAACAGCACCATGGACCCATCCCGCTAGGTATGCAGATTCACCACAAGGATCTTGATCGTGCAAACAATGACATCTTGAACCTTCAACTTGTCACCCCATTGGAGCACAAGCGGCTACACTCCGGTTGTCGCATCGTAAACGGAGAGTGGGAAAAACCCTGTAAGACTTGCGGAGAGTTCAAGCCGTGCACCGAAGAGCATTGGTATTTCTCCCGCGGCACAATCAATGGAAAAATCTGCAAAAAGTGTTTCATACAGAAAAGCCTAGATGTGCGCAAGCAACTTATAGCCAAAGGCTGGAAGCGCAAGTATTGAGCAACTAAAACTTTCACTCTAGGAGGCACCAATGACCCCGAAAGAACGCGCAGAAGCCCACTGGAACGGCTATGTCGGCCCGCTGATGGAGGTGATGCTGAAATCCATGCTGGACGTGTGCCGCTTCCACTACATCAGCAGCCACGTACACGGCAGCAAGCACGGAGTTGAGGACGAGCAGGAGCGGGTATGCAAAGAGGCTTTTATGGATACCGTGATTGACGATGCCGTAGCAGAGACGCTTAGAACTAAAACCCTTGCAGATATTAAGCACGACTGCCCCTTCTACGATAGCGTCACCGTATGCGACGGGGAGCCGCACTTCTTACGTTGCAGCAATTGCGTAGTTGCAAAAGAGCGGGCGAAGTGTCCAAAGTAACCGGCACATGGCACCCGCCCCACTGCGGCGAGTGTAAATCCCCCGCCGCTCCGCGCACCGTACTTATATGGAACGGCGGCAGCGGTCGAGACAGCAAAATGATATGTGGTGACTGCCAGGATAGGCAATGGAGGTTGAGAGATGGGAAGAGAGGCGAGAATGAGGATGGTGCGGGTATCTGAGGAGGTGGCTAATGGGTAAGGAAGCCCGCACAAAGATCGCGGCACCGGAGATAATGCTACCCCGCGCAGACGTGCCGGTTATCGCAATGCTGGCGCTGATGGAAACACTCCTGATCGACATGGACAGGGTGGACAGGCAAGGGACCGGCGACAGGGAAATGAGAGTGTGGCGTGCCGAGATACGCAAAAGCATGATGAAGCAGGTAAAGCGGCAACACAGCAGCTTCGTCGGCAGGGTGACGGATGAGCTGATCATGAAATGCGACAGGTACCTATGCCAAGTCCAAGATAGCCTCGATAACTTCTTTGATGATCTTACCGACGAGGATCTAGCTTTTATGGAGCGCATCAAAGCAAACTGGCCGCAGCACAAAGACAATTAACCATCCTCTGCCCTGTGTGGCTGGGGATATTTGGGGAGGGGGAAAGATGGTAAGCGAAGAAAGCCCAATGGCAGATTTTATCACTATCAAGGTCAATAAGAAGGAATACGAGAGGATGGAGGCCGAACTCTCCCGACTCACACTCTCCGCTGCCGAATCGCAGCGGGAGGTGGAGAGGCTAGCCGCTATGGTCATATACGACTGTCGAGAAGCGGGAGTTTGCCCCGATTTAGCTGATGCCATAGACGCATTGGGGTTGATGACGGAACAGCGAGACGGGGCTGATGCGCTGATAAAGGCCGAAAGAACCCGCGCCGAGAAAGCCGAAGCCGACCGCGACAAGTACAAGGCCGCACTGGAGAAAATTGCCAGCAGTACAATGTCAATGTATTCCAATCGGGATGGTATGCTGCGCAGCCTGTTGGAGATAGCGGCAGAGGCGGTGAGTCAATTATGACCACACCCTGTCCCAAATGCCAAGGCAGCGGCAAAGACCTGACCAAGCTGGCCGTCCGCGCCAAAGTTCCAAACACCCTCCCCGGCCTGCCGCGCTACAAGCTGGTATCGCCGTTGTGCGACCTCTGCGGCGGGAGTGGGGAGCGGGATGAAATTGGCCTGACCAACAGCCAAGCGTAGGAGACTGACATGAAAGGAGACGCCGAATGAAAGTGAAACAGCTAATATCTCGGTTAAAAAAGATGCCGCAGGATCTTGAGGTTTATTACTCACATCACGACAATCGCGAATACGAGACGGCAGGCACATGTGATTCTGTGATGCTCTTAGTCAAGTCCGACTACGACAATACGCCAATGCCATCGGATGAAAGAGCCTGTCTCGACCATTCCCCTGATCGGTGCGTGGTAATCAGAGGTTAGCCCTATGATATGCATTGATTGTGGAGCGGAGACGGGCAGCAAGCGGCGCAAACGGTGCGACCCTTGCCGGGTGGTAAGGGAAGCGGAAAAGATCAAGGAAACGAACCGCCGACACTCGATCAAGCGGGCGGCAGAGAAGAAGGCTAACCCGCGTAAGTGTGTGAACGATGACAAGCCTACGGAGCATCCCCGCGTCAAGTACTGCAAAGAGTGCCGTATCGCAGCAGCAAAGGCGCGGGAAGAGAGCAAGTCAAAGCGCGTCGCCGTGGCACGTGTCGGCACCGAGGAGCGCAGGAAGCGGCAGAGGGAGGCAGAGGACGAAATACTCATCAAGCCTGCGAAGCTCTGGAAGCGCAAGCCGAAGCCTGCGCCGATCATGACCAGGGCGGAACAGTACAAGCACGATACGGAACTGGATAAGAGGCTTGCGGAACGGTGCGGATACAGGAGTAGTGAGGTGCGGGCTCTCTCAAAGGAAGAGATTGAGGCATTAACGCCGAAACTCTCCCCGCCTATTCCGCGTGTGTGGGTCGGTTATTGTGACAGGATGATGACGGAAGGGTGGAGTTAATAAGGAGCTGCAATGAATGAAGTAATCCACGACCTATACGGGGCAGAGGATCAGGAAGCGATGTATCGTTATGCCATTTCCCGCCCGCTTGAAGATAAGATACAGCAGGCAATCATGCTGATCCAGACCTACGAGGGGCAGGCGCTGCAACTGTCGCCGGATGGGTACTATGTGTGTTTCAGCGGCGGGAAGGACAGCATTGTCATGGCGAAGCTGTTTGAGATGGCGGGCGTGAAGTACACGCTTAACTACTCCAACGTCACCATAGACCCTCCTGAGTTGGTGCAGTTCCTTAAAAAGAATTACCCGCAAACAGTGTGGCACTCTCAAGGTAAGCCGCTCCCACTGGCTATGGTAGATGGTGCCAACGGCCCTCCTACGCGGGTGCAGCGGTGGTGCTGTGAACGCTACAAGGAGCAGGGCGGCAGCGGAGCTTTTAAATCGATCGGTGTCAGGGCTGAAGAATCGTCCAGACGGAAGGGAATGTGGCAGTCAGTGACGATGCACAGGACTGACCACACGCCTATGCTATCCCCGATTCTTTATTGGACCGAGGTAGATATCTGGCAATTCATCCGCAAAAACAACATGCCGTACTGTTCTCTATATGATGAAGGATTCAAACGGCTAGGCTGTGTCGGTTGTCCTATGCCTGGGCCTACTGGAATGGCGCGTGATTTTGCCCGCTGGCCCAAATATGAGATATTGTGGCGGCGGGGGTTCCAAAAATGGTGGGACAAGTACAAGGGTGTCCCGCGGAGAGATGGGCACGCGCGCTCTATTGAGATGTTTCCAACGGTAAATGATGCTTGGCAATGGTGGATATCTGGTAAAGCCTATGAGGGGGAGCAGGCAGACTGTCAACTTTACCTCTGGTAATGCGACTATGCCAGTCTAACCCCCTTGCACATTCATTTTCCATTGCGTGCGCTGCGGGCTGAGAGTATTATGGCGGAAATATTGAGCGGTTAAACACAGCGGGCCGGTTGTGTGTTAACATAGAGCTTAGGTTAGTGGTTCGCCCTCTGTACGGAGTGGTGCGCTGCAACCGGTACCCCGATGTGGAGACGGCCCTCTCCCATTGGGGTATTTTTTTGTCTTTTTGATGTGTAATGGAGGTGCGTCATTCGATGGTTTAAGCATCTTTCCGAGTCTGCTGATGATGAAAAACTGGCGGATATTTTGACCGTGTATGGGCCTGAGGGCTACGGTGTTTGGTGGCTCATGGTCGAGGTCGTAGCGAAGCAAATGAACAAAAGTTTACGCTGCGAGGCGGAGTACCCGGTGGCCGTTTGGTCGAAGAAATTTTACATTTCTAAACGAAAAACTCTGGAAATTTTGCGGGTTTTTTCGGAAAAAAATCTGATTTTTCTGAAAGAAAGTGAAAAAAAAATCTCAGTTGAAATCCCTAACCTGTTGAAATTCCGCGATGAATACTCGCAAAGATCGGGATAATATCCCGACACTATCGGGACACTCTGTTTATGTTTCTGTTTCTGTTTCTGTTTCTGCCTCTATAAGACAAACCTTACTACTAAGGAGATACTAGGGATGTACGAGTTGCGGCCATATCAGCAGGGGGCGTTGAACAAGATCAAGAGGGCTTTTTCCGAGGGTAAGCGGAAGGTCATGGTTTGCTCCCCTACCGGCAGCGGGAAGGGTGTCATGTTGTCGCACATCATCAACAGCGCATCAGCTAAAGGCAGCAAGGTTTTGTTCCTTGTCCATCGTCGGGAAATTCTCAACCAGGTAAGCGATTACATGGACCACTACAACATCCCGCACGGCATCATCATGGCTGGCGACGTGTACGACCCGCGCCACAACGTGAACCTTGCCAGCATTCAGACGATTGTTCGCCGCATGGAGCATAAGGTTTTTGACCCCGCCGACATCATCGTAGTCGATGAATGTCATCACGCGGTTGCTGCAACATACCTCAAGGTGATAGAGGCATTTCAAAAGAAGTTGCTGCTTGGGTTTACAGCCACGCCATGCAGAAAAACAGGAATGGGACTTGGAACTCTTTTTGACGAACTCGTAGAAGTGACCACCATCGCGGAACTGGTGCGGGAGGGCTTTCTTGCTCCTGTCCGGTACTACGCGCCATTCTCCCCCGATCTTGACGGCGTGAAGATCACCGCAGGGGATTACAACGAAAAACAGCTCAACATGGTGATGATGCAGGGCCAGATAACCAAGGGCATCATTGAGAACTGGCAGAGGTACGGAGAGGATCGGCAAACGATCTGCTTCACTGCTACCGTTGCTCACTCTGTCGCCGTCTGTGAGATGTTTCAGTCTGTCGGCATCACAGCGGAGCATATCGACGGCAAGACGGACATTGAGGAGCGCAAAGCGGTTATTGCCAGATACAAGCGCGGAGAGGTTCGCGTCCTGTGCAACTGTGCCGTGTTCACCGAGGGTGTTGACATCCCCGCCATATCCTGCGTCATCATGGCGCGGCCTACCAAGTCAATCGTCATGTACTTGCAGTGCGTAGGCAGGGGCATGAGGATAGCGGAAGGCAAGAAAGATATGATCCTGCTCGACCACGCGGGCGTCTATTGGGAACATGGGCCGGTTGAGGAAATCGGTGGCTGGACCCTGAGCGAGAAGGTCAAGATGGTTAACAAGAAGAACGAAGCCCGCAAGGAGAAGAACAGTAAGCCGATTAACTGCCTCAAGTGCGGCAGGGTCTACACAGGGCAGTTGAAATGCCCTAGCTGCGGGACTGTTCCTGAGGTCAAGCGTTATGGTCAGGATGTCGAGTACATCGACGGCGTGTTAGGTGAAATCGTCTACAAGAACGGCATAGGCAAAAAGACCAAGAAGCCGGAAAAGAAGGCCGCGACACACGAAGAGAAGCAGTCCTTTTATTCGCAGTTGGTCCAATACGCCAACAACAAAGGGTATTCGCCTGGATGGGCGGCTCACAAGTACCGCGAAAAGTTCGACGTGTGGCCGAAGAACCTGAGTGGAGATCCTGCACCGATAACCATCAACGTGTCAAACTGGATCAAGTCGATCAACATCAAGGCGGCAAAGAGCAGGGAGAAGGCAAGCCATGCAACGCTGTGAGGGAGAGCTGTTCAGCCGGTTCCTGAGGTTCACGCCACTGAGACTCCGCAACATCGAGCAGTCAGCGGCAGAGATGGGCGTAACGCTCAACTACGCGATAGGCGCACGGCGGGCGTATCTTTGGAAGGAGCTAGACTTTTGGCTTGACGTCGAAACGGATGTAACCACGTGGGACGTGCTGTGCAAGCCGATGGTCTGGAGAGTGATAGATGACCTCACGAAGTTGCAGGTTGACGTTTTCTGGAAGAACAAGCCGCAGAGTAGGAACGAGGTAACACCGGAAATGAAGCAGAGGGCAAAAGCGCATCCCGTCACCAACCTGATCCAGTTTGAGAAGGGCAAAGCTCTTGCTTTCTGCCACACAGACAAAACGCCGTCGCTCACGTACTATGCCAAGAAAAACCTAGCGACCTGTTTTGTCTGCAACAAGCGATTTGACCCGATTGACGTACTGATGCTGCGGGACGGTTACACATTCCACGATGCAATAAGGGCGTTGCAATGATCGAGCGTGAGGTGATGGGCCAGATCATCATCGAGTGCAGCGACGAAGAGGCGCGGCTAGTGTGGAAGCGCAAACCTGGGGACCGGCACCGCATATGGACGCATGACGAAGTGACCGCGCACATTCTGGACACTCCTGAACAGTTAGCGGAGTGCATGGCGAGGAAGAAGGCACGACCTGGGCGATTGATCTAGAGCCGCTACCCCGTCAAATTTGGGCGAACGGGGGCGAGTGTAGGTAACGAGCCGCGTTGGGAAAAAGGGGCGGCTTAAAACGCAAATTTGGAGGTTTTATGTTATCAGTGGGGCAGAAGTTGTGGTTTGTGCCGAAACACGGCAGTGGGAAAGAGATTGAAGTGACAAAGGTGGGAAGGAAATGGGCTCAAGTATCAGGGGTTCGGCAGGGTGTGAAGATCGACGTGGAAACACTCTACGCCGTAGATGGGGGCTATTCATGCGGACGATGCCATCTTGACCGCAAGAAGTACGAAGCAGAGCAGGCAAGACAGGTCGAGTGGCTGGATTTGTACCAACGGATAACCAGTTCCCCGCCGCCGCACCTGACGCTTGAGGACATCAAGGAAATCCGCGCTAAGCTGCGGCGGTAGCCAAATTTGGGCGAAATAGGGAAAGGGGGAATTATGAGCACGGAACTGGAGCGGTACAAGGAAGCGGTGGAGTACCTGATAAAAGAAATGGTCAGGATGCATAAACTCAGCGGTGACAGGGTGAGGAACGACGTTGAGAAGATCCTCAACCCGCCCCCCGTTTACGAAGAGGTGACGGTGGAGCGGTGGGAGTGCCAGAAGTGCGGACGGGTGCACATGGGGACCATCTGTGTTTCTGTGCCTTGCGGCTATAACGGGTGCAACGGTACCGATTACAAGCCGCTCCCTTTCACCCGGCGCGTGCCAGTGGCGCAGAAGGTGGCGCGGAGTGTTAGCGTGGAAGGGGTCCAGATTAGTGACCTTGGGATGATTCGGTTCGGCTTCTCGGACAGGATTCAATTTAAGGAAGCGGCAGGCAAGACAGTTACCCTCACCGCCACATGGGAGGAGTAAAGGAAAAGGCCCCTTGAATGGGGCCAGTTTCATAATAAGGTTGACATTTCCTCAATGATGTTGTACGGCTACACGCAAACAGAGGGCACGCACATGAATGTTAACGACCGCACCGTCAACGCGATACAGGGGAAAACGTGGAGCTACCAGCAGCAGGAGCGTGAATCGCTCACCTATACCGTGAACTGGTCCGCCGTATTGGGCGCTGATACCATAGCAACCAGCGAGTGGACGGTACAGGGGCAGGCAATGTCAACAGGGGCTTACACGGACTCTCACGCGGCTGTAACGGTCAACGCGAGCCAGGGGAGGTATAAACTGGCGAACGTGATCACTACGGCGAACGGGGAGACGCATGAGCGCGTGATAAAGCTGCAGGTGCTGCCGGCGGATGTGGAGATAGCGGGGGATTACGAATAATGGCGGGCGGGCGACCGAGACAATACGAGACAGTGGAAGAACTTGAGGCGGTCATAGAGGACTACTTCGATTCGTGTTGGGTCGATAAAGTCACCGAAACCACCGACAAGGACGGCAAGTGCACAATGTCAACGGTGCGTTATCAGGCGCGTCCTTACACTGTTACGGGGCTTGCGCTGCACTTGAATCTGACGCGGAAAGGGCTGATTGACTACCAAGGAAGGGAAGAGTTTAGTCACACGATTACACGCGCGAAGTCCAAAGTTGAGATGGGTTATGAGGAGGCGCTGTTTGGCAAAAGCGCCAACGGTGTCTCTTTCGGTCTTAAGGAAAACTTCGGATGGAAGGATAGGGTTACAAGCGAAATCACCGGCAAAGACGGGGGGCCGATAGAAACCGTTGCAGAGGTCACAATTCGCCCACAGGTTACGAGAGAGGAATGGTTAAAACTTCATGGCTTGGTTGCCCCAGATAGGTCCACAACTAGCGGCGATTGAGGCCGATTGGTGCGATGAGCTGTTCTATGGCGGCGAGCGCGGAGGCGGCAAGTCCGACTTTCAGCTTGGATACCAAGAGGACGGCGCATTACGCTACGGGAAGCACTCTAATGGCATCATGTTCCGCAAGACCTATCCAGAGATGGAGGAGTTGCAGAGCCGAGCAGCTGAGATATTCACTGCTTCAGGCGCGATCTTCCGAGTCCAGCCGAGCGCAAACTATCCGTTCTCTAACTGCTGGTATTGGCCAAATGGTGCAACGGTCAAGATGCGGTACATCGAGAATGAGAAGGACTACGGGCGATACCACGGGCATCAGTACACGCGGATCAGCTTTGACGAGGTAACGGAGTATTCAACGCCTTCCGGCCTCCTCAAGATGCTATCGACACTCCGAAGCGCAAACGGGGTGCCTTGCTCAGTCAGATGCACAGGAAACCCAGGCGGCGTTGGTCATGTGTGGGTAAAGGCGAGGTATGTTGATCCGGCGCCGCCCTTCACGCCTTACACGGACCCTGAAACCGGCTTTACTCGCATGTTTGTACCGTCGCGGCTATCTGATAACCAGATCCTTGTCAAGAATGACCCGAACTATCGGAGCAGGATCTTAGCGGCGACGGACGGCAACGAGGCGCTGAGGAAAGCATGGACGGAGGGCGCTTGGGATATCGTGGCCGGCGCATTCTTTTCCTCATGGTCGAGTCAACTGCACGTGGTCAAACCGGTGGAGTTGCCGGGGGATTGGACGCGGTTCTGCTCAATGGATTGGGGCTCATCGCACCCCTTCAGCGTCGGATGGTGGGCTGTCTCTGATGGCTCGCTTCCGCAATTCCCCGCGGGAGCGATAATCCGGTACCGCGAATGGTACGGCATGAGCCGCCCGAACGTGGGCCTCAAAATGAGTGCTCCGGCTGTCGCAGCGGGGATAATTGAGCGGGAGAACGAGGCAATGGCTTACCGCGTTGCTGACCCCGCCATATTCGCAGAGAACGGCGGACCGAGCATCGCGCAATCAATGTCGCCAACGGTCTGGAAGCCGGGAGACAACAAGCGACAGCCTGGATGGACACAACTCAATGACCGGCTGATCGGCATCGACGGCAGGCCGATGATTTACTTCTTCAGCACATGCACCGACACCATTCGCACGGTACCGGCGATGCAGCACGATAAGCACAAGATCGAGGACATTGACACCGATGGAGAGGACCACATAGCCGACGAAATCCGCTATGCTTGCATGTCTCGACCGTGGATCAGGCCGAAACCGGAGCCTGTCGTAATACCGGACCCTTGGGACAAGCGTTTCGACGG